TATCGCAGAAGTGTTCAACAAACAGATTGAACAAAGTGCCAACAAAACAGTTGGTAGCAAAATGGGTTTCGTTTAAGGAGTATATTATGGCTGTAAAACAATTTAGTATTAATCAAATCTCTAGTGAGGCTGACCGCAAGAAATTGCTTGATGCCATGAAAGAGTGTTCCAATTCTATGATTCGCATGGAAGGCGAAAAAGACTTTATTAAGGAAGCAATCAAAGAAATTTGTGATGACTTGAAGTTGCCCAAGAATATTGTGAATCGTCTGGTTAAAGTTTATCACAAACAAAACTATGATGAAGAAGTTGCTGTGCATGAACAATTTGAACAATTGTATGAAACGATTGTAAAATAATGCCGACAAAAGATGAAATGTTTAAGTTCCAGGAAGAGATTGAAAAACTCGTAGCTGGAACCGACTATAACTATATGGAAGCAATCATTGAGTATTGTAATCAGACTGGCATGGAGATTGAATTAGCATCCAGTTTGGTAAACAAAGACTTGAAGTCAAAAGTGGAAATTGATGCACAAGAACTCAATATGTTACCGAAAACACGTAGACTTCCTATTTGATTTGTGATATAATTATAGCATGACTGGTTATGAAGCATTCACTCTCTATCACGTACTAAAATTGCATTTCACCTCTGGGTATGACTATTTCAAGTACAATGGTAAAACAAATATCACCATAGAGACATTTGAGAAAAGAAAAGACAAGTACCATTTCTACAAGTTATCCCGCAAGTTTAACAATCGTAAAAATGACTACATTGATTTTGTTATCTCAAATTTTCTACACAATGATAATTGTTGGGCAGGCACTTTGCTTGAAGATGGATCCGATGAAGTCAACATACGGCGTTTAGCTATCATTCAAGCATTGAGTTACAACTTCCAAAATGATTGTTCGGTGATTGGTGAGAGTGGTAGCATAAACGATTTATTAAAAACTGACGGTGAGTATCCAGAGTTATTGACGATGGCTTTGCAAAAAGTTATTCAGACTGAAACTTTGTGCATACTGAATTTAATGATGAATTTTCTTCCTATGTGGCAAAGAAAAATATCAGATGACATTCGTTGGCCATTACTATACAGAAAATGGACAAAATATTCTCCGTTTTTGAGTTTTGATAAAAACAAGTTTCGTGAAATAGCATTGAAAGAATTGAAATGATTGAAAAGATTTATTTGGATATGGATGGTGTTCTTTGCAACTTTGAACGCCGGTACTTTCAGTTATACAATGAACTCCCAGGTTCAATGCGTGACAGGAAAGATTTTAATTTACATTGGGACCACTTCATTGAGAACAAGCAATTTGAAACATTGGAATGGTATCCTGGTGGAAAACAATTGGTAGATTTTTGCTTCAAAACAAAACTACCGATTGAGTTGTTGACTTCATCTGGTGGACAAAAACACCATAAAGAAGTTGAACGACAAAAAATTGTCTGGTTAGCAAACAATGGTCTTGGCAAACTAAAGGCGAACGTTGTTCCCGGTCGTAAGCACAAGGCTGAGTATGCTACACCAAACACTATTCTTATTGATGATACACAAGATATTATTCAGTCGTTTAATGCGGCAGGTGGTATTGGTATTCTTCACAAAGAAATTGGTAATACTTTAATGATGTTAGAAGACCGCATTGAAAGTGTGCTAAATACATGATACAATGAATCATGTGGATAATTTTATACAACGCATACAATTTATACAAAGGAAAATAATATGTCTTTCGCTAATCTAAAACGCAACCGCGACAGCCTTGATAAACTCACTAAGGCTATTGAGACCACCACACAAACTGCTGAGGCTGGCTCAAAAGATGACACCCGATTCTGGGCTCCAACTGTAGATAAATCTGGTAACGGCATGGCTGTTATTCGTTTTCTACCAGCACCTTCTATTGATGGTGATGATGGACTTCCATGGGTACGCCGTTTTGACCACGGCTTTCAAGGACCAGGCGGCTGGTTCATTGATAACTGTTTGACTACAGTTGGTGATAAGTGTCCCGTTTGTGAACACAACTCTACATTGTGGAATTCTGGTGTTGAAGCAAACAAAGAAATCGTTCGTAAACAAAAGCGCCGCTTGAGTTACGTTGCGAATATCTATGTTATTTCTGATCCAAGCAATCCCGAAAATGAAGGTACTGTTCGCTTATATAAATTCGGAAAGAAAATCTTTGATAAGATTTCCGAAGTGATGAATCCTGAGTTTCCTGATGAAACACCTTTGAACCCATTTGACCTATGGGAAGGTGCTAACTTCAAATTGAAGATTCGTAATGTTGAGGGATATCGCAACTACGACAAATCAGAATTTGCTGATAAGTCTGCATTGCTTGATGGCGATGATGTTAAATTGGAAGCAATTTACACCAAAGAACATTCTTTGAAAGATTTTACGGACAAGAAACATTTCAAACCATATGAACAACTTAAGGCTCGCCTTGATAAAGTTCTCGGCTTTGAAGGTGACGCTGTTCCTAATATTCGTGCAGAAGATGTTGAATTGTCAGTGCCAGTTACAAGAGCGAAGGCTCCTGCGTCTACTACTGTAGATGATGATTTGGATTACTTCAAGTCGTTAGCTGAACAATAAACTAAACTTCTTCAGAACTTAGTTTGCCCCGCCTAGTGCGGGGTTTTTGTTATGCCTGGACAGTATTTCTATAAATCATGGTTTCAACAAAAGGACTTTCCATATCATACGCTGAAGCTGAACGTCCTCCTCCAGCTTGTGCAATATTATTTGTTGGACCGATTGTTATTGATGATGCACTAGGAGCTAGGTCACTTAAAGTTAGAGCGATACGTTGGTCCTGGTTTTCAATTGAAGCATCGCTAATTTTCTTTGCTTGACTTATTGCATTTTGTAATTCCTGTAACACAGGTTCTCTAAATTTACCTTGTTCTTTTACACCAAAATGTAAATGTGGTGCGGTACTTCTTCCTGTGTTTCCCGATTTACCTATTAAGTTTCCTTGTTTTACTTCTTGTCCCGATGTTACCTCTGTGGAATCTAGATGTGAATAAGTATATTCTGTTCCTTTGGAGTCTTTCAATGTAACAAAATTTCCAGCAACAGCATTATTACCGACTGATAGTATTTTGCCATCAACTATGGCGTATAATGGTGTGCCTTTAGGCATAGCAATATCAATTCCTTCGTGGCTTTCCATTCCTTGTCCAGTGAATGGATTGAGTCTGTTACCAAAAGGACTTGATATGCGGAAGTTACCGATTTTTTGATTCGTGCTTAGTTGAGATGGAGAATTTGAGGGCTTTCTATTGGCTAATGCGTCATCTGCGGCTTTAATGCCGGTATCTCTTGCAACTTCTTCTAAATAGTATTCTTGTAATGTTTTTGGTAGATTTTTTAATTTATCTTGTCTTTGGTTACTTATTTCTTCTTCTCGTTTTTTCAATTCCAGTGCCGCTCTAACCTCAATTCTTTCATTTTCAAGTTTTGCCATTTCTTGTTCTCTACCACTTAATGTTGATAGTCCAATACCGCCAGCATTGTATAATTCCATTATGCTTTTCATACCTGGTCTTGATGGATCTGGATAAAGTGGTCTAACATCCGCCGGATTTCTATTACGTGCGTTATCTCTTGTTCGTTCATCAATTTGTGTAGTCAAATTGGAGTTTTCTTGTTCCAGTTCAGCTCTACTTTTTTGACCCGTCAAATAACCAAAACCGGCGGCCAAAGCAGTAATTCCGGCAGCCAACTTTGGTGATAGTAGCACGGCTGGACCCATAAAACCCAATGCTATTGCCGCAAATATCTTGCCTCTATTCTCATTGAAAAGTTTATCTGCTTGATATTTAAATTCTTCACCCAGAATAGAAAAGCTATGCACTAGCGTATTAAATGCCGCTTTTGAATGAATTAACATTGTGCTAACCACAGGTTCAAAAATATTACTGAAGGTTTGTCCAATATCAGTAAAAGTTTTATCAATTTTTCCAGCAGTTCCTTCGGAAAATCCTAACTTCATTAGAATTTGTTTTGTCAGACTGTTTTCTTTATTGTCTGGGTCCAGTCCTAAACCTTTTAATATATCATTTTTTAAACCTGAAAAATTAACATTGTCGGAAACTTGTTGTATTAAATACGCAACGCCAGCTAAAGCAATAATTCCAATTAAAAAACCACCAGGAATAAATTTTAATACACTACCAATAGTTGATAATATTCCTCCACCAACAGCGCCAACAGTACCCAATAAACCACTGACAACTGCACCAAGTAAACTTGCGCCGCCGGAAAACAAATTACCCAAACCTCCAAAAATTCCAGAACCTTTAGATTCTGTACTTTTCTCTCCTGCTTTTGTGGGTGTTTTTTTAAATAAAGAATCTCTTTCTTTCGCATTGTACCATAATGCATCTTGTGTCTTTGCAGATTTACCAGTTGCCGATTTTGTTATTTTTGCTATATTCTGACGAGTGATGTTCATATCTCTAGCCATCATATTCATATTAAAAGTATTTTTCGCAACAATCCGAAGAAGTGCTTCTTGTCTTTCACCTGATGCTAGTAAATCATTCGTTGCAGAAGATTGTGCCGCGCTAGGAGCACTTGGGGCTCCAGAAGAAAGTGCGGAATAGCCACGACCAAATACTTTTTGTCCTGTTGCAGACAACATTCCTTTACCATCAAAAAGCATATTTCTAACATCCATTCGTTCTCTTGTATTCTTTAGAACGGCAGAACCCATAGAACTGAGAAGGCCTTTGCTCTTTAGTTCTTGTTTATAAATTGATGTGAATTTTGTTGCCATTATCGTTTTCTTCTAGCTAAATTTTGTTGTTTAATTTTTTCATTTTCTTGTTCAATATGCTGTAAGAGCATGGTTACATAAACGTTTCTCTCCCACGGCATCATTTCATTTAAATCACTAAGACTATATTTGTGGTGTTGCATCAATGCAAAGTTAGTCTGGAAATGATTACTCAGATTATCATAACGAATGGTTAACCGAAAAAACTTTGGATTCCTTCAATTTCAATAGTATCAGAATAGCCACACTTATCACAGTTAAAATCTATTTTTTTTGTCAACTTAGGAATATTTTCAAAAAAGTTTTGTATTTGTGAAAACTGCTCTCTGGTCAAACTATCAACAAAGTCAATTAACTCCTCCTTAGAAGTGTCCTTAGCATAATAAATACTCTCATTGTCATAGATATAGTCGATTGAACTAATTATTGTGTTTAAAACAAGTTCTGTTGCAGAAATATCTTTCTTTCCTGTCAATGCATCTACACTTCCGAAAGTCGGATATTTTAAGACAATTCCCAACTTTGGTGTCAATTCAATTTTATTGACTTCCTTTTCGTTCAATTTAGGTTCAATCTCAAGTGCATTGAAACTCAATTTGACTATATGATTGCATTTCTTATTTTCTTCACCTTTATTAATATCATTGTTACATGTATATTGCAAGTCGATATTCTCACCAACTGACCTTGCTCTTAAGTGTAAAAACAAATATTCAAAGTCTAATATAGGCAAATCATCAATATCTATTTTGCTGACTAAGCAATTTGTTATGATTTGTTTAATAGCTAAAATGACCGCCTTTTCATCTTCAGATTCGGCAGCCATCAGCAGAATCTTTTCTTCTTTAACTAAGAACGGTCTAAACTTTACTTTCTTTTTTAACAATGGTAAAGTAATTTCATATAAAGGCACATCAATTTTAGGTAACATATAATCTCCAAATAATTAAAATATTCTTCTCACAGCTTCAGCAGTTCCTCTAATTTGCGATTGTAGGATTTGAGAAACTGGTACTCCAGCAACGGAAGAACCAAGAAGCGCGGCTGTGGCGGCACCAAGGTCATAGTCGCCTTCATAAATTGTTTTGAATTTCTGATATGAAAATCTAACCGTCAATCTGTGAAAACCATCATCCGACCAAGAAAGTGTTTGTGCTCCTATTCCAATAGGAAAAGCGTCAAATAATTCTACTGCATAAATCTGTTTAATAAAATCATCATACTGAACAATTTTAATGTTAGTCATGTATGATGTTTCTTTGCCCTTAGGAAATCTAGCATTGTTTGTATCTGTTGGAATGATTGCTTCTAACCAACGGTCAAATAGTTTTCTCTCATAGAATTCGTTTGTGCAAATCCATGTTAAAGCAATTTCATCATATTGGGTTGTATATGGCACTTTGAATCCTGGTCCATAAATTGATACATCGGCGGTCTGTAATGTTTTGCCAGGCAATTCAGCACTCTCACATTGAAGTGCTAGATATCTAGAAATAGATGAATTGTAAGAAAGGGTTTGTTCTCCGCCAAGTACTCTTGCGGTAACATCAGAGAAAATTGAGTTTGGCAGATTTAAGATTTGCTCAAGCAAACCATTCTCAACAAACTTGCTAATGTATTGTGGTATCGGTAATATAACTTGGAAACGACTTGGACGGGCTAAGCCTTCTTTAGCTTTTATGTTAGCTAAAAATAATTGGGGTAAAAATGACATTAGAATTTTTTCCTAGAATCGGCCCAGACTTTGTTCTTTG